ATAATAATAATAATATAATAATAATAATAATATAATAATAATAATAATAATAATAATAATAAAATATTAATTATATATATATATGGCTACTACTAGTGAAATAGATAAGCTACCTACCATACCTAAAGAGTGGGATTTAACAGATGCACAAAGAGAAAGTATGATTGCAACTCAAAAAAAAAATATGGCTTTAGATAGAGATAAAGCTATAACTCGAAAAAATCAATTAAATCAGATTATGCAACATTCTGCGATGTCTCCACCTGAATATCCTATACTTATTTTAGTAAAACAAAACAATAAGATTACTCAAGATTATTATTTAACTGATGATAATAATAATTATTTATATGCAACTACGTTTGAAGATGCAACATCAAAAGTAAAAGTACAACTAGCGGATCCTAATTCAGCCATACAAAAAAATTATGCAAAAAATAATACAGGTAACAAATTGCGTATATCAAGTGATAATAAAAAAGGTCCTACAAAAATAGGAGATTTTCCAATGATATCAAATAGTAATTATAAATATTGGGAAATTACTACTACAAATGCTGCATCAAGTTTTTTTTCTAGTATGCGTCAATCCATGCGCGGAGGGAAAAGAATGAAAAAAAAATCAAGAAAGTCAAAAAAATCAAGAAAGTCAAAAAAGACAAAAAGAAGAATGCGTTAATTGATAAAAATATAATATAAATACATTTTTTTATATTATATAAAGTAAATGAATGTTGAAACGGAATTTGAAGAGATAACGATAACGGATGATTTTTTTGAGGAGGAATGTATGGATGAACTAATAGAAACTTTTTTGGAATTAATGTATGAATATATTTCGGAAAATCCATCTAGTATTTCAGAACCTGATTTTCATGAAAGCTTTCTGGATAATATCAGAGGACTGATTATTACACAGTTTGAAGATAACTTGGAAGAAAACGCATTTTTAGAAGAAGAATTAGACGAAATTTTAGATGAGGCAGTCAAAATATTTTATGCTACAGTAATACCAGAGAGATCATTATCAGAAAGTATTATTATTAGTGCACCAAATATCCAAAAGATTGAAAAACAAATAGAATATCTAAATAATATTCCGCAACCAGAACAACGTACCAAAGAATGGTATGAATTTCGCCGAAATTTATTAACAGCAAGTAATGCATATAAAGCATTTGAAAATCAAAACGTACAAAACCAACTTATTTATGAAAAATGTTGTGAAATAGAAAATAAGGCATCTTTTAATCCTGTAAATATTAATACTCCTTTTCATTGGGGACAAAAATACGAACCTGTATCCGTAATGATTTATGAAGATAAATATAATACAACAATCGGTGACTTTGGTTGTATTCAACATTCTATCTATTCATTCTTAGGTGCATCTCCGGATGGAATTAATATTGATAAATCATCCGAACGATATGGACGAATGCTTGAAATTAAAAATATAGTAAATAGGGAAATTGATGGAATTCCAAAAAAAGAATACTGGATACAAATGCAACTACAAATGGAAACATGTAATTTAGATGAATGCGATTTTTTGGAAACCATGTTTCAAGAATATAATTCAGAAACAGAGTTTTTAGAAGACGGTACTTTTTTTACTAGTAATGATAACGAAATGAAAGGAATAATTATGTATTTCAACAAACCAGATGGAAATCCACATTATATTTATAAACCATTATCAATGGATCAAGATGAATTTGAAGAATGGGAAGAACAACAGATGGAAACAATAAAGTTTACATGGATAAAAAATATTTTTTGGAAGTTAAAAATATGTAGTTGTGTATTAGTCCAAAGAAATGAAAAATGGTTTCAAGATAATATACAACAATTAAAAAATATTTGGTCTATAATTGAAAAAGAGAGAATGGAAGGGTTTGGACATCGGGCTCCTCAGAAACGCGTAAAAAATGAAATTGTTAATGTAGAAGAAAGTAAAGGATGTCTATTAAAAATACAATCTAAAACCGAAGTTACATGCGATAACCATTTAATATAATATATTACCATAATTTCTATAAGGGAAAAAATTAATGGGTGTATTATAATATCCTACTCTTGCAGCACAACCGTCTTTTACTGGAGGTAAAACTTGGGCAATATTAGATTTTTTTTGATAGTCTTTATATAGTGCTCCGCAAAATTCAGATCTAGAACATAATCCGTCATCTGGATTATTTCTATATCTTAAATTATTGGTAATTTGTTCATATGATCCTACTAATGGTTTATATTGATACCACCACAAGTCGCTTGACTCTTTATTTGATACACCATTAATACCGGTTATTGGATAAGTATCTTGAACTAATACATCATCTTCAGTGTTTGGAAATTTTCCTAAAGCTAAAGGGGAAGTATTAAATCCTTCTTTTTTCACATATAAAAATTTATGAAAAATAATTGGTAGACTAATAGCTAATAACAATATTATAAATAATAATAAATACTTATTCATTATATATAATATAATTTTTTTATAATTTATAAAATAATAAAAAAATTATACTTAAAATTATATTATTAATTAAATGAAGATAATGAAATCCGTTGTAAATTCTGATTTAGATATGAGAGTATTGAAAAGGAATGGTCAATTAGAAATAATAGCATTTGATAAAATTATTAATAGAATAAAAAAATTAGGTACAGAAGCTAAAATTCAAATTAATTATACTTCTTTAACAATGAAAGTAATTGATCAATTATATGACAGTATTCCTACTACTAAAATAGATGAATTAACTGCTGAACAGTGTGCATCTTTATCCACTTTAAATCCAGATTATGGAATTTTAGCAGCCCGAATTATTATTTCCAATCATCAAAAAAATACTGATGATAGTTTCAGTAAAGCAATGAAAAAATTATATAATAATAAAGATATACATGGTAAACCTAGTCCAATGATTTCAGAAAATGTTTATAAAATTATTAATACTAATAAAAAATTACTAGATAGTTTTATTGTAAATGAGAGAGATTATTTAATTGACTATTTTGGGTTTAAAACCTTGGAACGGGCTTATCTTTTAAAAATTGGCAATAATTTAGTAGAGCGAATACAATATATGTGGTTAAGAGTATCATTAGGAATTCATGGATCAAATATGGATGCGGTCAAAGAAACATATGATTACATGTCTCAAAAATATTTTACTCATGCCACACCTACTCTGTTTAATTCTGGAACACCTTGTCCACAGTTAAGTTCCTGTTATTTAATAGCAATGGAAGACGATAGTGTTGAGGGAATATATAATACACTTAAGGATTGTGCTCTTATATCTAAATATTCCGGAGGTATTGGATTACATATTCATAATATTCGAGCAAAAAACTCTTATATTCGAGGAACAAATGGTAAAACGGATGGTATCGTTCCTATGTTAAGAGTTTATAATACAACAGCAAGGTATATTAATCAATCTGGAAAAAGAAATGGTAGCTTTGCAATTTATATTGAACCTTGGCATGCTGACATTGAAGATTTTCTTGATTTGAAAAAAAACCAAGGGGACGAAGAATTAAAAGCCCGAGATTTATTTTATGCATTATGGATATCCGATTTATTTATGGAAAGAATAAAGAATAATGATAAATGGTCTTTATTCTGTCCTGATGAATGTCCTGGTTTATCCGAAGTTTATGGAGAAGCGTTTAAGGAATTATATGAAAAATACGAGAATGATAATAAGGCAAGAAAAGTAGTAAATGCGCGTGATTTATGGTTTAAAGTATTGGACGCACAAATGGAAACTGGAACACCATATATTTTATTTAAAGATGCTGCGAATAATAAATCTAATCAGAAAAATCTTGGCACCATTAAGAGTTCAAATTTATGTGTTGCACCTGAGACATTAATACTTACTGATAATGGTTATGTTGAAATTAAAAAATTAGAAAAAAAAAATGTAAAGGTATGGAATGGTACTGAATTCAGTGATACTATAATTTTTAAGACAGGAGAAAATCAAAAATTAATAGAAGTTAATACAAGTGATGGTTGTAATTTAAGTTGTACACCTTATCATAAATTTTATATTCAAGACTCCTACTCTAAGTGTAGTATAAGAATAGTAGAAGCGAAAGATTTGAAAAAAAATGATAAAATTATTAAATGTGATTTTCCTATTATTGATGGAAAGGAAACGATGAAATATGCATACACCCATGGGTTTTTTTGTGGAGATGGTACATACAATAAAAATTTAACTAGAATAAAAAAACCTTGTGAATTTAAATCCTTAACAGGCCATTCCTATTGTAAAAGACATATAGATTATGAAAATGAAAACAATGATTTTCCTATTCAAACGGAAAATAGTAATTATAAATGCAATGGTATATCTTATGATAATAAACCAATGCTGGCTTTATATGGTGATAAAAAAAAATTACTTCATAGTTTAGATTATAGAACAGTTGGCGAAGAAGATGCTACTAATAGATTAAACCTAACATTACCACTAGACATTGCAGATAAATTTTTTGTACCAACAAACTGTTCATTAAAAATAAAATTAGAATGGTTTGCAGGTTACTGTGATGCAGATGGATGTATAGCTAAAAATGATACAAATGAACAATTACAAATCTCTTGTATTCATAAAGATTTTTTAATAAATGTGAAACAAATGTTACAAACATGTGGTATTAATCCAAAAGTTACACTTATGCGAATGAATTGTGAACGTCTTTTGCCAGATTCTCAACGAAACTTAAAATTATACTCATGTAAAGAATTACATAGATTATTAATAACTTCAGTTGATTTACAAAAAATAGTTGAATTAGGATTTAATCCTAAAAGGCTAAAAATAAATCAACATATTTCAAATAGATCATCTTCACAATTCGTTAAAATTGTAAGTATTGAAGATAAAGGAAGAATAGATGATACTTTTTGTTTTAATGAAAGTAAAAAACATATGGGTATATTTAATGGAATTATTACAGGGCAATGTACGGAAATTATACAGTATTCCAATAATAAAGAGACAGCGGTTTGTAATTTGGCTAGTATAGCACTTCCGACTTTTGTAAATGAAGAGGATAAATCCTTTAATTATGATAAACTTCATGAAGTAACCAAAGTAGTTACTAATAACTTGAACAAAATTATTGATATTAACTTTTATCCAACTGAAAAAACCAAACAAAGTAATTTACTTCATCGACCAATAGGAATTGGTATTCAAGGATTAGCAGATACATTTATTCTAATGAATATAGCATTTCATAGTGAAGAAGCAAAAGAAATAAATAAAAATATATTTGAAACTATGTATCATGCAGCTCTTGAAAAAAGTTATGAATTATCGAGAGAAAGATATTTTAAATATCTCAATAGATATACCATGAGTCAAATCGAAGAAGAAATACAATTAGAATTAAACTCAATTAAAAATCTTACACCTAGTTTATTAGGTGCTTATAGTAGTTTTGATGGTTCACCTGCATCTAAAGGTATTTTACAATTTGATTTATGGAATGTAACTCCTAGTGATAGATATGATTGGGCTACCTTGAAAGAATTAATTCAATCTTATGGATTACGAAATTCACTTTTATTAGCACCAATGCCAACTGCAAGTACCTCACAAATTCTTGGTTTTAATGAATGTTTCGAACCATTAACTAGTAATATATATAGTCGTAGTACATTAGCTGGAGAATTTGTAGTGGCCAATAAATATTTAATGAAAGAGTTAATTCAATTAGGCTTATGGGATGAAAAAATCAAAAATAGTATTATTGCCAATAAAGGTAGTATACAACAAATTTTAACTATTCCAGAAGAAATAAGGAATAAATACAAGATAGTTTGGGAAATTCCAATGAAACATATTATTGATATGGCTGCAGATCGCGGGGCATATATTTGTCAATCTCAAAGTATGAATTTATGGGTTGAAGATCCAAATTACCAAACTTTAACCAATATGCATTTTTATTCATGGAAAAAAGGATTAAAAACAGGAATTTATTATTTAAGGAGAAAAGCCAAACATCAAGCACAACAATTTACTATTGAACCAGAAAAAAAAACAGTAACGAAATCAGAAGAGATATGTGAAATGTGCTCTGCTTAAGCTACGCTTAAAATTTATTTTCTAGACTTCCTTGCTTTTCTAGATTTCCTTGCTTTTCTAGATTTCCTTGCTTTTCTAGATTTACGCTTACCTCCAATTTTCATTAAAGTCATACTATTGGATACATCATTCATCATTAAATCATCGTCTGTTAACAATGAGATATCTTTATCATTATTGATAGCATTCTCATTTTTAATTACAACATTTGTGGTTAATTCTCGTAATCTACTATATAAATAAGGTAAATTATTTGCAATTAATATAGAACCAGTAGCCAATAATCCACCTACGGTTGCAACCTCCGTCATTATAGTAACAGGTAAAGCTTTTGCCTTATATTCAGCCCAATAAGAAGATTGAAATACAATACAGCTATTTAAGGTAGCAGCATTAGTAATTGTACTTGCGCCAAAATTAGCATATTTTAAAAATCCACTCCAGGTTGTAATATCCGCTCCTTTTAAATTTGGAAATCCACATTTACTTGAAATAATTTCATAATATTCTGGTAATACTTTATATAGTCCAATAGAAATCATGTTATTACTTACCGCTTCGCCTTGGTTTATCAAATAATCTTGACATATATTAAAAAATAAATAGTAAATATAATCCAAGATGGTATTTTGTTGAAAAGTAGTTTTAGCAAAAGCTGTTTGTATAGAAGTTAATATTATTTGTAAAGTTTGAGAAGCATCCGTTCCAATAGTATTTTTTAAAGCTGTATCTATCCTTACAAATCCTATTATTATTAATAATACACCTAAAATTAAATAAACAAAGGATTTAAAATCATTTTTATACTGTATATTTTTATTTTCTAATACTACAAGTTCTCCATTACCTCCAATCATTGCTGGAGTACTCCAAAGTCTTTTTATTAGTTCTTTAAATCTTACACCAACTTCCAATTCATTAATTGGTATACCTGTTTCTTTCGCCGTTTCACTCAATGCTTTTAATAAAACACTTATATTTTCATCTAAAAAAAGTTCTTGCCAATCATCTAATGTAGTTATTTGATTTTTTGAATACTGAGTTGCTAAGGAGGAAAATACATAATTAAATGCTGTCGTCCATTGACTTATACACTGTAAATTATTATTGTCTTGACTCATAGTAGTATATATATAATTAAGATAAATTATATATATGGAATAAAAAGCATTAGTAAAAATAAAAAATTTATACAATATTTACATAACAATATACAAATATATCAAAATATCATTTTACTAAAGAATTATAATAGTTTTTCCTGAAATATAAGGTTAAGTTCTATATTTATTTCTAGAATATCGATATTATTATAAAGTTGGCAATAACAACGTAAGCATACTAATACATCATATAATGAATTATGAAGATTATGTGGTACAATATTATATAATTTAAAATGTAATTCGGATAAACTAGGAAATTTCAAATAGGGTCCTCGTCTATTTATTCTTTCAATCGCACATAAATCAACTGTTTCTCGCATAGTACAAACATATTTATTACATGAGTTTAATAAATCAAAATATTCTTGGTAACATTCTGCATGGAAATAAGTTAACTCATATGTAATTTTACGTAATATTTCCGCCATTACCATATTAATATCAAATTCCTTATTATGACATATAATTTTATCTGCATTAACAAAATCAATCATAAAGGTATCCAAAAAGGTTAATAAACTTACTCCTTTTTCCTTCATCCTTTCATTTGTAATTCCATGTATAGCTATATTAGATTTAGACATAACCACATTTTCAGGTAATTTAACGATACGATCAAATGTTTTCAATAAACGATTTGTTTCATCATTATATAAAACATAACTAAATTGGACGATATGGGGCCATTTATTAATTGTGTTTAAATTAACTTTCCTTACACCATCCGGCGGTAAATCTGTTGTCTCTGTATCAAAAACTAGTAGTATTGTCATTATTAAATATAATTATTTGTTTTTATACTAACTAAGTATTTATATAAAAATAAATCAATTTTTTATTCTACATCAAGATTAATGCATACCCCATTTTCTCCTTGTTTTTCTAATAAATATTTATAAGCATTATTTTTATACTTCATTTTTTCAGTTGCAAATGTAAAATCTCGATTATTAAATGTAGAAATGTTAGAAGGATCATTATAAGGATACAATTTAATATTTGACTTTACATCTAATAAATCAAAGTTATTTTCCAGGTTATCAATACATGTTGTATCTGTAGAATTAAAATCATTTATTTTTTTTGTTTCATTCGTATCAACCTTTTTATTAGTATTTTTATTCAGAGAAACATCCCTTTTTTCAAAAACATTCTTATTCAATAAAACCAACTTTTCAATACAAATACTATAAGTATATATATTTTCAAACATTAATTTCCCTAATTCTGCAGGTGACACAATATAATCCTGGAGAGAAGTAATAATTTCTTTTTCTTCAGAATTTAATTCAATATCATAAAAGAATTCCATCATTTCAATAATAGTAATCCTTGAACATTTTTTAAAATCAGCAATTACATCAATTCTACCTGGGCGGATAAGCGCGTGATCTAAATTTTCCGGATAATTACTCGTCATTACTACAATTCTACCAGGTATTTCCAAGACACCATCCAAAAGATTTAATAAAAAAGACAAGTCGATTTTTTCTGTGGGTGTAAGATGAGCCGGTAAATCTTTATTAACGACTTCCCGCTCTTTAACAATATCACTTTGACAATCAATATCTTCTAAAACATAAATTCGTTGATCTAATGGAATAAAATATTTTTCATTTTGACCTGTTGAAACATTAAGAACCATTATCATCTCATTAAAAAAAAGATTTTCCAATTGAATTTTTGTAATATCATTATTTAAATTTACATTTATAATATGACGATGTGTTTCATTTGCTAAGCATTTTATCGAAGATGTTTTGCCTGAACCAGCTTGACCTGATAATAAAAGACCAAGTGTATAAGGAATACCTTTTTTATCATACCATTTTTTATTTTTTATGAAAAATTCCACTCTTTTTTTAACTACACTAATTTCAGGTCCAAATAAATTGGAAAACTTTCTATTGGTTTGAAACATTTTCATTGTGAAAATACAGTTATTCGGTAATTTCATATAATCTTTTTTTCCATCCAAAGTGGTAGGGGCATTTTGCGGATGCAGATTAAAATAAAATAATTTATCATCTAATTTATTTTTAATTTTAATATTATAGTCATGTGATATTTTATTTAGAAATTCTCTCAACTCGTGAGTAGTTTTAGTATAAGAAAATAATTCTACTATTTGTTCCACATCCGCTTTACTATTATCTACTTCACCCAATAGTTTACTTTCTTTCAGACGAATAAATATCTCATCCAATATTTCTATAATATCATTTTGATTTAAAATAAAATTGCCTTTTTTAAAACTAATATGTTTTGTATTATTATTATTCGTTATAAAATCCAAGAGTGCTTGTCCGTATATATTTTCATGATCAGCAATATTGATTTGTATATGAATAGAAGAGGAAAGTTCTTTCTTTTCTAAATTATTAGTATTTACAATATTATCAAGAAAGGCATGGGTTTTAAAATTATTTTCAGAATATTTTTTTACTTTGGAAACAATAGTTGGTAAATGTTTAAATACAAAATCAATCACTTGTGTAAGTAAAAATATATATACCATATCAAATATATTACTTCCTTTTTCAGAATTATTATTGTTAATAGATTTAAACATCATCATTGTCATTAAATTACTTTTCAACATTTCCATCATATTTCCATTATTCATATTCATATTCATAGTCGGATTATTAGGATTATTCATTAGTATTATTTATATATTTAAAAATTTGGTTTTAAATATATTTATTTTATTAAAAACATTTTATTAACCTTTTTACATTTCAAACGCCGATTATTTCTATATTTCTGTGTATAGAAATAAATCAAAAAACATATAACAAAAAAAATTTTTAAATAAAAGATTATTGTAACTGAAGCAAAATGATAGTTTATAAAATGGATGGTGAATTTACT